TGTAGGCCTAAGCCTTCACGTTCGTGTTTCCGCCGTTAGTAGGAGCGCCTGTGACGAAGCAGGCTGGATGAGCGCACACTAGCAGCTTGAGGGAATTTCTGCCGAGATTGATGTCTCCCTTGACAGTGTCTATGTTCACGTTCATCATAGCCTTGAGATTTATGTCTCCGTATGAAGTCAGATCAAAATCTCCCTCGAGCGTCACTTCCATCTTAGCCTGCTCGTTAGTGTTGATCTTCTTAGACATAGACTGCTCGACGAAGATGGACCCGTTTGGATCGATCTGCAGCTTCAGACCAGATCTGTGAGTTATCTTCATTCTTCCGTTCGACTTGTTAAGAGTTACGCCCTCTCCAGCGTCTGTCTTGAACAGCACCATGACGTTCGGATAGTCCATGTCGTTCGTAGCTTCGTCTAAGATAGCGTCTCCCGGACTTCTCATTCCAGCGAAGGACTCGAGCTTAGCTACTGCTGGATTCTCTACTGTGATCATTCCGTCATATATCGGCTTATACGGATCAGATGATTCGAAGTAGCCTCTTATTACAGTGTCGACCTCTGGAACGATCAAGTTCGAAGTGCTAGCGCCGAGATATCTCTGCTCAGACATAGCCCACGGAAGAGCGCCGTCTGGCACATCGTCATATATTCCGAATATTCTGACTTTGATTCTTCCCATTCGTAGAGGATCTACGTTAGACACGACACGTCCAGTCCATCGCTCTGTATACTTTCTGTCAGTGTTAGAAGCGACGTTCAGACCGGTCATTCCGTCATCTGTTATGTTTCCGTACTTAGACGAGAGTCTCTTGATATCTTCTGTGTTTTCCATGATGCTAATCTCCTGTCTTCTTTGTCATCGATTCTGCTTCTTTCTCGATCATCTCGTTGACTATCGCTATCGTCATCTCTACTTCGTTGTACGGCATTTCGTCTCCAATAACGACTCCGCAATATTTGCTGACTTGGATCTGGTTGCGGATCATAGTAGAGATCTTCAGTCTGTTGAAGAAGTTCACGTCTCTTATGTCTACTCCGACTCTCAGAGGTCTGAAGCACTTGTCGCACGGAATATCTACATATCCCATGACTCCGCACTTCGCGTCTCTGCTTATCTTCTTCAGTCTAGAGTACTCGTCTGCTGGAAGATTCAATATCTCGTCTCGCATCTCATCTCCTGTTTTTCCAGCGAGAAGAGCGTCTACGTCAGTGTAGTTGAGTATGTCGTCTATCTCTGGATCTCCGACAGAGTATCTCATGTCAAGAATATCTTTGTACTTTCCGCTAACGACTCCCAAGCTTATCTCTTCTGAAGTTATCTTAGAGCTTTCAACGTACCTTACGTACAGCTGAGACATCTCGAAAGTCGTTCTGACTCTGCTCTTGCAGAAAGGACAGTCGAACTCCGTCTCGTACTTGTTAGAGAGCATGAAAGTGTTAGCTCGGATTCTGAATATCAGAGATATTCTGTCCATAGCCTTGATCTTCTCGAAAGCCATCCCCTCGATCAGCAGAGCGCTTCTCAGAAGAGTGTCTATCATCTCTTTCGAGTTCTCTTCGTTGATAGCTGCTAGATACTTCAGATCACGAACATTCAGACATCTGAATCTTATTCTAGATCCAGACGGATAGAATCTGCCTCTGCTCGGAAGCTTCTCGTATTGCACATTCCAGTAGTTTATGTTCATATCAGTTCCTTATATATAGAAATATATAGGAGTTTTATATGTCAGAGAGCAACTGGACCTCGAGCGGATATAGACCTGACGAGCACGGATTTTGGAGAGCTACACTGGATGACAGAGCTGACCTTGGATATCCCATCGGATATTATTTCGCTGACTCGGTTCGTGCGATAACGTCGGCTTTCGCTAATTTCTTCAACGACATGTGGGTGATACGTTTCGACGAAAACGGTTTTCCGAGAAAGAGGATAGAAGTTCCGCTGAAGTTCGGACCAAGAGCTAAGTCGCATGACTTCAGAAGAGAGCAAGAGAGCGGAAAGACTTACTACATACCTCTCCCGAACATGTACTACAGAATAACGTCTTTCCAGTACGACTCTAGCAGAGCTGCATCGTCTTACTCGATCAGAACTTTCTATGAAGAGTACATGATGAGCAAGGGAGTAGAGGAGGGACAGGTTCAGCTGCTGTGGAACGACACTCAGCCAGTTCCATACAACATCGGAATCGAGCTGACAGCGAAAGCCGAGAAGTTCTCTGATCTGCTTCAAATAGTAGAACAGATCTCTAGCAGGTTCAATCCAGACGCGTTCATATTCATAAAAGAGTTCTGGTTCATGAACATCAGAAGAGACGTGAAGATGAAGCTAGAGTCTATAGATCTGAGCTATCCAGAAGAGATGGGCGAGCAGGAGAAGAGAGAGCTAGAGGCGAAGTTCACCTTCACCATAGAGGGACAAGTATACACCAAGATCGAACAGGGCGCTATCATCGATCAGATCATCATGACGATCAACCCGTCTATAGCAGTCTACAAGTCTAGAGAGCTGTGCATGACTCTGAGAGGATCCCAAGATCCTAGAAGTCCATACATGTTCTTGGAGAAGGGTACAGACAATCAGCTAGTCAAGGACGGAATCCTAGTGAGAGCCGAGGATCAGATGCCAAACACAGATCCGGGAGTTGAGACGTACAAGCCAGCAGACAGATACGAAGATTACTTCAGTCTGACTGAACCGTACGATCAGGGAGTGTGGAAGTTCACATCAGGAGTCATAGAGAAGAACGCTGACAAGTACGAATCCGTGATAAGAACGTCTGGAAACTATAGAGAAGAGCCTGGCACTTTCGACTCAGACAGCAAGACTTGGGAAGGAAGCAGAACTGACAGATACGACTTCACTAAGCTTAAAGAGGAAGATATATCGTCTTCTGGCAGAAAGGTATATCTGAACTCCGGAATGGAGAAAGTTGACACGTATCACTTCACAGAGCACAAGACTAACGCATAATATAAATAGAATATGGAAGATGAGAGCTTCAAATTAAAGCTGCTTAATGACGGGATCTCTGACATCAGAGAGATTCTGCTTGTCGGTTTCGAAGACACGGTGAGATCGATAAAGGAAGCTAGTGAGGCTTTCAGAGGATCTAGATCAGACGTTCTATCATCGTCAGAGAACATAACGATAGCAGAGCAGATGCGTGACGCTCTGATATCGCAGAACAGCGAGATAACTAATCTCATATCCATCTATTCAGGCGACATAGTAGCTAGAAAGACAGAGCTTCAGTCTGCTACTCAGACTATCGTAAAAGCCATAGAAGACGGAAATGAGAAGAGCGGAGGACTAGATCTAGTCGCTGCTATCAGCAGAGCTCCAGTAGAGACACAGACTCAGAATACTCCTCTCGCTGTTCAGAGCTCAGTCCTAGGGCCAGATATAGATAAGAAGCTCGGAAATGTCCTCGACTCAGCATCAGATTTCTTCAAGGGCTGGTCAAACCCAGTCAAAGTCGGAACAGCTCTAGCTATTCCTATCGTCGGAGGACTCGGCGTTCTGATGGGAGGTTACTATCTCGTAGTGAACAAAGTAGCTGACGCGGTAGTAGACGTCTCTCACAGCATAAGAGATGTTCTGAGCGGAGGAATAAAGGGACTTATAGTCGGAAGTCCTGCTAGAACGGAGAAGAGAAGTGTTGCATCAGACAGTAAGTCTATAGACGCAATAAATAGCGGCACTTCAGTCTTGAAGCAGTACGGATCTAGAATAGATGCCAGTATTCAGTCTGTCTTGAACGTAGAGTCAGAGATAGCAGCTAACATCCAGAAGCTACCAGTATCAGAGATCAGAAAAGATGTATCTTCGATCTCTAACAGAAAGCCAGAGAGTACTAAAGTAACCTTCTCATACGACGACAGCCGAGTCATATCTGCTATAAACAGCGTAAAGATAAGCAATGCGTCAGTGATAGAAGACCTCACAAGAGCGATAAGCGCAATACCCCTCGGAAGCACAGACTCTAGAGCTAGAGACGTCATCGGTTATCAGAACAGAGTCCTCGACATACTCGGATCTCCGATAAGAGTGAAGATAGTAAACGACACTATCAAGAGCGAAGAGGGTAGAAGAGAGAAGATAGACGTCTACACTGCTGCTGTTAAGCCGCTTCTGTCGAATCAAGAAGCGGTCTACAGAATGCTCGACAGCAACTTCAAGAAGATGACTGAAGCAGTCGCTAATCTTCAGCAGTCGCCGACATATTCAGCAGCAGATCACCAGACTATCATCGCGGACACTGTCAACAGAGAGCTGAGTCAAAAGTCGAATGACTATCTGCTCAGCGAAGCAGCGAGAATAAGATCGATACTAGAAGAGTTCAGCAGCAGCTTCATGGAGTTCAAAGTAGCATGGACTAGCAGAGACACTGGAGCTGGAGATAGAGACTCTGCTCCGCCAAGAAGAAGCATAGACTAATGAGCAACGTAATTCAAATATGGGGCGGAAGGCCAAAGCAGGGCGCTATAAAGATAACGTCTTTCAGCAAAGACGCTATAGCGGATCTGCCTGGACCGTACTTTGGATATCTCCTGAAGTTCCCGACATTCAAGTACGGAACGGACTGGGGAACTTGGGATCAGAGCAACTCTGAGTGGATATCTAGCAAGATCTCGTCGTTCGCTGGAGGAGGAGACAGCATTCCAGGGAAGATAGTCCAGATGCTGGGAGGAGACGACTACAAGCCGCCCATATTGACTGACGAATGGACTCAGCTAGCTGCTCAGCTAGGAAAAGAAGCATATCTA